GCATTAACATTAGTATTAATACAAATTTTTTGGAAATAATGAAGATATTATATTTACACGGGTTAGAGAGTGATCAAGGTGGACCAAAAGTTGATTTTCTTTGCAAAGAGCACTACACGCTTGCTCCAGATATGGATTATCGCGATCCTACTTTATATGAGCGTACACTAGATCTAATTACTAGATTTCAACCTGATACAATTATCGGTAGTAGTATGGGAGGTTGGTTTGCATATAATTTAGGTATAGAGGTAGGTGTACCTGTACTATTGTTGAATCCTGCTTTGCATAGTAGAACATATGAACCTACTATACCTTTACGAACTGATACAAAAAGAAGTGAGGTTTTTTTAGCTCTAGGTATGGAAGATGATATTATAGATGCTAAAGCAACACAGGAGTGGATGCATTACAATAACTCACAGGGATATATTCCAAAGAATACATATAAAGGATCACACGGGCATAGAACACCGTTCAAAGTATTCTGTGATATTTTTACAAATTTTTACTTACCAAAAATAACAAAAGAAGTAGTTTGATATTAAGGAAAAGTTTCTTATATTAAGGTATAAATCGCGTCAGGAGATATTTATTATAGATAACAAATGACAATTATTAATTAACAATTAAAGAGGAAAAACAATGGCAATTGATTTAAACGCTATCCGCAAGAAACTAAATAACTTGCAAACCCAGACGGGAAAACAAAACAATCTTTGGAAGCCTGAACCAGGCAAACAAACAATCAGAATCGTACCTTATCAGTATAATAAAGATAATCCTTTCCAGGAATTATACTTTCATTATAACCTAGGAAAAAAGATCCATCTTTCACCAGTTACATTTGGTAAAGCTGATCCAGTGGTTGAGTTCTGTGAGCAATTAAAAGCTACAGGAAGTAAAGAAGACTGGCAAATGGCTAGAAAAATGGAACCGAAAATGAGAACTTATGTTCCTGTTATCGTAAGAGGTCAAGAAGGTGAAGGAGTAAGATTATGGGGCTTTGGTAAAACTGTTTATCAAGAACTACTAAGCATTATCTCTGATCCTGATTATGGTGATATTACTGATCCGATGAATGGTAGAGATATTACTGTAGAATTTACAGCTGCAGAAGGTGCAGGTAGTTTTCCAAAAACTTCGATTAGAGTTAAACCTAATCAATCACAGGTAACTGACAATAAAGATATTGCAGAGAAGATTACGAGTGGTCAAAAAGAAATTACAGAAATTTTTAAAGAAGTATCTTATGATGACTTAAAAGAAGCTTTATCAGAGTGGTTAAATCCTGAAGATGCAGCACCTGTAGACGCACCAACAGCTACATCTGTATCAACAGGTGATACTAAGAAAGTTGATGATGTAAATCAAGCTTTCGACGAATTATTCAAATCATAGGAGGTTATAGATGGCGAAAAAGGTTCAACGAGATGATTTAGCGTCTGTGTTAGCAGATAGTCTAAACAAAAAATTTAAAGATTATAAAGTAGCATACTTCCTTGACGGTTCTGAAGATACTCCAACTGATTTATCAGAGTGGATATCGACAGGATCATCAATGCTAGACCTAGCTATTGCAAATAGACCTGATGGCGGGATACCAGTTGGTAGAATTACCGAAGTAACTGGTCTTGAGGGAAGTGGTAAATCACTTGTCGCAGCTCACTTATTAGCTAACACGCAAAAGAAAGGTGGATTAGCAGTGTTTATTGATACTGAAAATGCAATGAACGAAGATTTCTTACGTTGCATCGGTGTTAATACTCAGGATATGTTATATGTCCAACTTGAAACTATAGAGGATATCTTTGAGGTAATTGAAAATATTATCTCTAAAGTTAGAGAGTCTAATAAAGATAGGTTAGTGTCTATTGTTGTTGACTCTGTAGCTGCAGCGACTACTGCTGTTGAAGCAGAAGCAGATTATAGTAAAGATGGTTGGGCGACGTCCAAGGCTATTATATTATCTAAAGCCATGAGAAAGGTTACTCAAATGGTTGGTAGACAAAGAGTAGCTTTAGTGTTTACAAATCAATTACGTCAAAAACTTGGTGTAATGTTTGGAGATCCTTGGACGACTTCTGGTGGTAAAGCTATCGCATTTCATTCAAGTTGTAGGTTGAGGTTAAAATCTATGGGTCAAATTAAAGCCAAGGTAAATGGTGTTGATGAGACTATAGGTATTAAAACTCAAGCACAGGTTGTTAAGAATAGGATGGGCCCTCCATTACGTAAAGCTGAATTCGAGATTTATTTCGACTCCGGTATTGACGATTATGGTGGATGGTTAAAGGTTATGAAAGCTCAAAAACTTGTATCTGCAGGAGGTGCATGGTACACGTATGTAACAGATGCTGGTGAGACTCACAAATTCTTATCAAAGGATTGGCAAAAGTTACTAGATGAGCATCCAGACATTAAAGATGAAGTATATCACAAGATATGTAATACATTAATAATGGATTATAAATCAAAGGATATCGGAATCGATGATATCAGTATTAGCGATGAGCCAATACCAGAAGGATAGATATTATAAGTAACCGAAGCAGACCTATAGCCCTGCTAATGTTTAATTGTAATTTAAGTATCGTGCTGATACCAATGTTGATGGGAAGCTATATTACCTGAAACTAGAACCTACTTAATAGCAGCTTATAATATGGTAGGGATTGAAGCTTAATTGTGGATATCCCTACCTTTATCTAAAAAAGAAAAGAAGAATGAAAAAAGAATATATTAATATACTAGAAAATTTACAAGAAGGTGCAGCTACACAAGCAGGCCCGAACGATAAAGTGTTAATCATAGATGGACTAAATACATTTATACGAAGCTTTGCAGTATCACCGGTAACGAATGATGACGGAATACACGTCGGAGGCATTACCGGGTTTTTAATGTCTATAGGTTATGCTATAAGGACATTGCAACCGACGAGAGTTATTATTTGTTTTGATGGTAAAGGTGGTAGTCAACGGAGACGTAAATTATTTCCTGATTATAAAGCTAACAGATTAGTTAGAACAAAGTTAAACAGAACAAATGCTTTTGGTGATAAAAATGCAGAGTCTGAAAATATGAAAATGCAGTTGGGAAGGTTGGTACAGTATTTAGAACATCTACCTGTACAAATATTAGCACCGGAGAATATAGAAGCGGATGACGCAATGGCGTATATATGTAAGCAGCTGTTAACTGAAAGTAAAGTATTTATAATGTCATCAGACAAAGACTTTATACAGCTGGTAGATGATAGAGTTGCTGTGTGGTCACCTACAAAGAAGCGATTATACTTTAAAAAAGATGTGCTTGAAGATTATAAATTACCTGCTCATAATTACCTACTGTATAGAACGTTAACAGGTGATAAGTCTGATAATATACCTGGTATTAGAGGTACAGGTATAGCTACGCTACAAAAACGATTACCAATATTATTCGGTGAGGATGTGGTAACGATTGATCAGTTGATTGATGAATGTCAAGACTCTAAAATAAAAGTCATGCAAACAATATCTGAAAGTAGAGATGCACTTGAGTTAAACTATAAGCTTATGCAATTAAGCGAGGTAGATATTAGTGGTAATTCTAAAAATAAAATTATGAATGTAGTTTATAATCCTATAAGTAGAATGAATACAACTAAATTTAAAGTTATGATGATTGAAGATGGGATCACAGGTGCGTTTAGAAATTTAGAATTTTGGATGAAAGAGAGATTCTTAAGATTAGATACTCACGCAGAAATGTTTAATAAAAGTTGTGAGAATGATAAATAATTCTTATATTGGAACAAATGAGTGATACTTTCAACATATACGGATACAGTTTTCAGATAAAGCTACTTGCTGCACTGTTTAAGAATAAAACGTTTCTACAGCAGATTTCTGATATACTAGAAGCAGAGTTCTTTGAATCAGATGCTAACAAGTGGATTGCAACTACTGTTATAGACTATTTTAACGAGTACAAATCATCACCAACATTAGAGGTAATGAAGGTTAGAGTTGATAGTGTAGATAACGACGTCTTAGAGACGGGTATTGTAGATACTCTTAAAGAGATTATGAAAAATCTCGATGCAGATGATATGGAGTTTGTGCAAAATGAAACTATTAAGTTTTGTAAGAATCAGAAACTTAAAGGTGCTATCATGGAGTCTGTTAACCTACTACAAGCAGGTGATTATGATGGTATCAAGCAGCAGATAGATGAAGCAATGAAATCTGGTACAGATAGAGATCTAGGTCATGATTATATGGTAGATATTGCAGATAGATTCTCTGAAACAACTAGAAAAACTGTACCAACAGGGTGGAACGTTATCGATGACTTGATGGACGGTGGATTAGGACCTGGTGAGTTAGGAGTATTCGTAGCTCCAGCAGGTATTGGTAAGTCTTGGGCATTAGTAAACGCAGCAGCTGCAGCAGTAAAAGCTGGTAAAACGGTTGTACAGTATACGTTAGAGTTGAGCGGCGCGTATGTAGGGTTAAGATTTGACTCAGTATTTACAGGTATAGCAGCTCAAAACTTAAAATACTACCAAGATAATATTAAAGAAGCTATTAAAGATATTAATGGTGAGTTAGTAATTAAATATTACCCTACTAAGACAGCAACTGTAAATACTTTGAAAGCGCATTTAGATAGGTGTACTATGATGGGTAAGAAACCTGATTTAATAATAGTAGATTATGCAGATTTACTACGTGGAGCAGGTAAAGAGATTAGACATGAGTTAGGTAACATTTATGAAGACTTGAGAGGGTTAGCAGGAGAGTATGAAGTACCTGTTTGGACCGCATCTCAAGCAAATAGGTCAGCTTTAGAGGATGATGTAATTGGTGCAGAAAAGATTGCTGAATCATATGCAAAAATTATGACAGCAGATTTTGTGTTATCGCTATCAAGAAAGATAGAAGATAAGATAGCAGGTACCGGTAGGTGGCATGTTATTAAGAATAGATTTGGACCCGATGGTATTACTTTTCCAAGTAAGATGAATATGTCAAATGGACAAATCGATATATACGAAGAGACGTCAGTGCAAGGTAAATCGACGCAGAGTGAGATGAATCAGGGATCTGAAGCTATGAGAAAGCGGTTAGCGACAAAGTATAAAGAAGTTCAAAATCCTGAAGAAAAATCTAAAGATCCCTTCGCAAATTTAAAGTAATATATTTATATATTGATAATTATTATAACAAAGTTTTAAACTAAAAAATAAAGGACTACAATGGAAGTATCAAATAAAATTCTGTCTGACATTACTGTGTATATGAAGTACGCAAAATATCTACCAGAATACGAGAGAAGAGAGACGTGGGAAGAGTTAGTTACACGTAATATGAACATGCATATTAAATCATACCCTAACTTAACAGAAGAAATTAAATTTGCATATAAGATGGTATATGATAAAAAAGTATTACCATCTATGAGATCCATGCAGTTTGGTGGAAAGCCAATCGAAGTAGCTCCTAATAGGATATATAACTGTGCATTTATGCCTATAAGTCATATCGACTCATTTGCTGAATGTATGTTTTTATTACTAGGTGGCACAGGTGTTGGTTACTCAGTACAAAAGCATCATGTTGCAAAACTACCCCCTATTCAAAAACCTTATCCAAAAA